CCACTTCAGTTCCTTGTGCGCTTTGCCCATCTCCATGATGATAGACAATTTCTTGTGGGCCTTGCGGACATGGTCGCAGACCACGCCAAAGGCTCGCTCCTCCACCGCTTGCGCGGCTTGGGCTACGTCTTCCTCGGCTCTCGCGAAGTAATCCATGATGCACGCTTCATGCTGCATGGTTCGGTATTCGAGCCACGGGATCATCTCGCCTCCGGTGTCGAGGGGTTTGAGTAGTTGTTTGCTCATGTTAAACCTCCGTGTATGTGACCGAGGCGTTCGCCCCGTATTTGGCTTGCGCCTTTTTCTCGGCTTCATTGTGGCTGCGAGCTTTGATGATCTCGCGCTCGTTGCCTTGTCCGTCGTAAACAATGTAGTGTTTCATTGGTTTGTTTCCTTTCTATTGAGTCGCGTTTGCGACTTGGGTTGGCTCATGTTCGATACCAGCGCGGGAATACACGCCGCGCCGGACATAGAACTCGTGCAAGTGCGGGTATGACTTGACGTTGTTGGTGACGAACTTGAGGAACGGCTGCGGTGTCTCGATGTCCCTGCATCCGTGGTTGGCCGGAGCGCAGAACGCAATCAAGGCATCGTAGAATTCGAGGTTCTTGTAGAACGATTCAGGCTTCAGGGTTCCGCGGAAGATGCGTATCTCGACAGTCTCATCCCGCACGTTGAGCGCAACGTAGCGGTTGGGAGACAGCTTCTTGCCGTCAGTCAGCTTCTTGCCCATCTCGATGCACGCCCATTGTTTGAGCGCACGACCCGCCGTGGTCTTGACCACGCTTTCGTTGTTAGGGTGATTGATCCAGACCAGCATCTTGCCAAGCTGGAGTTGCGTCAGCGCGGAGCGGCTGGCATGGATGTGCATACCGCAGCGTCCATTCGTCCAGCTTGTCAGCGTGGTGGAAGCCGAGTTGATGAACTCCGACCACTTGCGCTTGTGCACGTCGAGCGAGTCGGGGCGGGTGACAATCTCGAATCCGGCATCGGAGAGCGAGCCGTCACGCTTGAGCACAACGTAGTCCAAGCCGAGCGAGGTATAGACCCGCCGCGCCTCGTTGCTGTAGTGCACGTTGCCCTTGCACTCGACCTCCAACTCGATGCCGTAGAAGAGCGGCCCCTTACCCTCGGACTGTTTGTAGTCCGCCGAGCGGTTGCCGTAGCTCTTTACCGCATACGGATCGTGATATTCTTCCTCTTCATCGTCGTCGGAGTCGCGATCGTCCCAACAATTTTGGCAGTAGCCGTCTTCGGCGTAGTCGTCGTTGTCGAAGCGATGCCCGCACGATTCACACTCGAAGGTGTGCTCGTGGAGATACTCGTGGGAATACCAATATCCCTGCCAGCGTTGGCCGTCTCCGTAGAGGTAATACTCTTGATTGCCCTCGCAGAAGCGAGCCTCGTCGGACAACGCATACTCGTCGTCGTGCATACATACGGCATCGTCAAAGAGGGCGTATCGCTCGTCGTAGAGCAGGACAACGTGCTCGTTGTTGAGTGCATATTCGCCATCGTGCAACTGGACGATGTCGTCATCGACCAGCGCGAGCTTGCCGTCATGCAGGGTGACGATCTCTACCTCGTCGCGATTGACGATTGTGCCGTCATGCAGCGTGACTTGCGTGGACTCTTCGGGAGTCGCGTTTGCGACTTCCTCGGTGGAATACGCAGCGTCTTGTGGGTGTGTCATTGGGTGTTGTTCCTTTCTGTGTATGGGGTTATTACTCGTGGGTGAGGTTCATCATGCCGATGGCACGCGCCTCGGACTCGGCGTCCTCCTCATCGAGCAAGTCCATGAGGAAGTCATACATTTCGGCTGGGTCTTCTTGGAATCCGGCCTCGATGGCTGATCTGGAGAAGCCCCGCCTTTGCAGTTCATCGGCAATCCACTCGTTCTCCTGCGAGACACCGATGCCCCAGATCGTCGGGTTCTCGGGATCCCAATCGGGAAACGACTCGCGCTCGTTGCCGAGTGACTCCTCGTGTCGCAGCGGCTTCAATCCACGCGGGTATTGGAAGTCATCGTCATCCCATGCCGAGTTGTAGCTGCCGCGTCCGCTATAGACTGACAAGCGGGGTTGGTAGCCGGAGTTGGAATACCAATGGCCGTCCGACTCCCACTTGCCGTCCTCTTCGTTCCAGATCCCGAAGTCGCCGTCCGAACGCAGGAACACGAACTTGCTGCCGCTGATCGCGCAGCGTCCCAGGAACGAGATGGCTTGATGCTGGTAGAACTCCGGATCGAGTTCGTGCAACGGCTTGAGGACCTTCTCGACATAATGCCAAGTGTCCGACTTGGTTTCGTCATCCTTGGTGCAGATGGGCAGGACGCCGTTGTGGATCATGGCGAGGTTGTCCGTGATCGAGAACGGATGGCAGTTGTCGGTGTCCTTCTTGCCGTGCGTGGCAAGACGGAAGTGGATCAACGCCGGACAATCGGCATACGGCTTGAACGCACGCCAGAACTCCTTGAACTTGAAGAAGCCCTTGCCGATGACCAGTCCTCCGTTGACCGCAGCGGCGAATCCTGCGCCGTGCGTGTTGTTCTCGAAGCCGTTGCGATAGGCTTCCTTGTCGGGTTTCGTCGATGCGGGTTTGTATATTGCTAAACACATATTGGTGTTTTCCTTTCGTTGTTTGCTGTTGGTGTTGTGAGTCGCGTTTGCGACTCGTTTGCCTCGTCCGTCTTCGGACAAGCTGCCGCCCTCCACGAAGGAAGGGCGGTGTGCTTGTGCGGTTATTACAAAGAGGCGATCAGCTTGTGGCCGTCTTCGGCGTCCTCTTTCCAAGGGCCGCGCCAGTAGGCGACATGCTTGGCGAACGTGGCGGGGGGATCGTCGCTGGCCGCAACATCGGCGACCATGTCCCGAGCATACTCCTCGGGAATCCTCATGTGTTCGCGCAAGATGTGGAAACATTCCTCCGGTGTCCGAGCATTGCTTCCTGTCCCGCCGTGATACTCGACGCCGGAGCCGATCTCGGGATCACACCCCGCCAGCCAGTAAAAGCCGTTGGCCTCGGCGTGCATCGGTTCGCCCGTCTCCGCATCGGAAAGATGCAGCGCGACGAGCGGAGCCAGTTGCGGGAAGGCGGCGAGGATCTCGTCGTGAATACACCCGCCGCATTGGAAGTCGCCGCGCTTGCGCTGAAACGGCGTGCTGATCTCTCCGGTGACGGAAAAGTATCCGCCTTCGGTTGTTATCTTGGCGATGAGTTGTCCCTTGTATCCTTCGGGAGCTTTCGCCGTCAGTTTCTTGGTCATCTGATTACCTTTCTTTCCGGCCCTGATTGGCGGGGCCGATTCACCCGAGTCGCATTTGCGACACGCTGCACCCCCGAACGGATGGGACGTTCGGAGGTGAGTGCGTGTGGCGTTATTACTTGGTGACCTCGATCAAGATCCAGACGGCGAGGAAGGCGAGGATCGCCAGCTTGCAGAGGATCGCGTCGAGGATGTCGTCGGTGGGCGGTTTCATTGCTCGTCGCACCAGACTTCCAGTGAACCGCCGAGGTTCCAGATACGCTCGCCGAGCGAACTGATCTTCAGCGACAGGATATGAAGTGAGCGGATGAGATTACGCTTCAACATAGACGCCTCCCTTGTCGGATGTTGCGGGACGATAGAACTCGAAGACACATTCCTCGGAGAGAGGAAGGGGAGCTTCGACCTTTCTTCCGGCGACCTTCACGATATTACGCGAGGGCGACCAGATGACTTCGACAATGCGCTTTTGAGGCGCGGCTTTTTCGATGGTCATGGTGTGTGGGTTTGCGGGGTTATTACACGCCAACCGGAAGGAGGTTGGCAAGACTGAACGTCATCGGTTGCACGGCGCGGGGCCGCTCGATGAGGTTCACAGTTGTCCGCTCGGGGCGGGTGAACTCCAAGCCGCCATACTTGGCAGCGTGCAATTCCTCGCGGGTGAGCGTGTCGATAGCACGATGCGTCATCACAACGTGCAGTTTCCTGACTTGTTCTCTTTTCATTTTGTTTCTCTGGTTGAGAGTCGCGTTTGCGACTCGCCTTGCCATTGTGGGCAAGCGACAACGCAAGCGGATGGAACACTTGCGCTGGTTGGCTACTCACAATCCATGCAGCGTGATGCAGGGTTCAGGGTTCATGGTTCATGGTTCACGCTGCAAGTCGCGTTTGCGACTCGGTTACTTGCCAAGGGCCAGCGAGTAGATGCGGCGAGCGATCGCGGACAATTCCGCTTTGCTATACTTCTTCGAGAGCGCGGCGAACTCTGCTTGCGCTTTCTTCTGGATGTCCTGCGAAGCGCCGGATTTTTTCTGCGGACGGCGGACGATGCCGAACGACTCGAACGCCCGATGAATGTCCTGCTTCGTGAACTTGTTTGCTCGCAGAGTCGCGGCAATTTCCTCCACGTTCATGGCTTCGCGATTCTCGCGGATGAACGCTTTCAGTTGGTCACGCTTCGACTTCGCGCAATTTTCGAGGATGCCGATTTCGACAATCTCGCGAGCGATTGCATCATTGATGCTGTCGGTCGTGTTGGCGATTTCGTAGTTGATGGTCATGCTGATGTTGGTCTTTTTCATTTTGCTTTGCTTTCTTGTGAGTCTTGTTTGCGACTCATTGGTTGATGGATGCAGAGGGGAAAACTCTTTCTCCTCGCTCCATTAATAAGTGACCAGCAGCGCGTTTTACTCTGTTATTGTGGGAGGAATTGTGCGATTATTAAGGATGGGAAAACCCTCTCTTCCGGTTGACTGGGACGTTGTCAAAGGTCTTTACTTGCAAGGAGTCTCTGTTCCTACGCTTTCGCAACGCTTCGGGATCAACGCAAATACCTTGCGCGCAAAGGCTTCCAAGAAAGGATGGAACGCGATTGTAGGAACAGAGAAGGAACGCAAGGAGCAACTAACAGAGAAAAGTATAGCAGTCGCAAGGGACATTTGGGCAGAGAGAAGAGAGGCGATCAGAGAGAACATACACACCATTGGAAGCAGGATGACTGCTTATGCTTCGCAACTACCTGAAGACCAACTGCTTGCCAAGGCTGATAAGGTAAAGATAGCGACAGAGATAGCAGGAAAGATTGTAGGGCTCGACAGACAAGAGGACAAGAATGTTGTAAACATCGCATTGTTAGGGAGTTACACCGATTCGGGGTCAACGCTGAAAGATATACAAGTTGACACAATAGAGGGCGATTACTCTGTCGGACACACAGATTCCGAACCCTTGTGACACCACCACCCACCCCACCAGAGTAGAGGGCCAGGCCCCAACTCGCCCCTATATCTATCATTATCATGGGCTGTAAATTTTTTCGCCCAAAATGGAATTATTAACTTTTCGAAGGGGAGCCGGGTCGGACGGAACCCCCTCGATGCGCTAGAAGAGGGCGGCAAGGCACTTCAGGAAACGACGCCACCGGGAAGCAGTCACGACAGCCTTCCGATCGCACCGCTCGAAGAAACCGAGACCGCCATAGGGTCCATAGACCAGGCCGAGATCATTCGATCGATACATAAGAGTTCACCCCCTTTCATAGGCCCACAAGGAAGCACACATCGGGCCAAGTGCTATATTAACAACGCAGGAAAGGCTGGTGCCCCGACGGGTCTCATAAGCCTGTCGTCCGAGTTCAATCCTCGGTCCTGCAAAATGATGGGGGTGCATGGCAGCGGCCTCTAAAGCCGAAGGTGCTGCTTTACCGGGGATCACCCGGACCTCATCCCACCTTTATGAAAGCTACCCTGGAGTTCAACCTACCCCAAGACGACGAGGCCCTCACCGACGCCCGGCAGGGGTCCGATTGGAAGTGGGCGGTCGATGACCTCTTCAACTACCTCCGATCCGAGACCAAGCACGCCGACCACTCGGCCGAGGAATATGCGATCTTCGATAAGGTCCGCGAGAAGCTCGCCGAGATCCTCGAAGAGCGGGATCTGAGGGTCTGGTAATGTCCGGCTGGCTCATCGCGGCGACCGGCGTGGCCTACGCTTGGGTTGCGATTGAGATGGCGTTATCTGGTAAGTGGCCGCTGGCGATCGTCTGGGCCGGATATGCTTTCGCCCAGATCGGGCTATATATCGTCAGCCGGCAGGGCTGAAAGCTCGATTTCGAGGGAACTTCCCACCAAGTCCCCTAGGAGTTCCCTAGGAAGTTCCCACAGTTAAGTCGCTGATTTTCAGTATACTTACACCGAAAGGGAACTTGGGAACTTCCCCTATACTTTTTCTTTTAAGAAAAGTATATAGGAGGGGACGCCCGTCCCCCCGCGGAGGCGATGTATACTCCCCGCGGGGAGGGCTCTTCCCCCCTTTCCGAGTTCCCAAGTTCCCATCGGGTCACAACCTGTTGTCCGACAGAGGTTTAACTGTGGGAACTCCCCCCTGGAACTTCCGAGGACGGGGAACTTCCCATACCTAGTTCCCTTAGTAAACATAACCGAATCTCACATTCCTCTGTAGCGTGCACCTTGAGCCTTGAAGCCGAACCTTTCGACTTCATCGAACAGTCGATCGACTGTTAAAAGTGAAGATCTTTGAGGTGCCGAGGAATCCTCGGTAGCTCGCGACTAGATCCACCGGACCACGCAGCCCGCTTCATGGAACATGGTGCGTGCGGCAGAGAAGCTCTCCTCCCATCGGGGGACCGAGTGCTCCGGGCAGTAGACCTCTTTGATGCCTGCTTGGACGATAGCAGCCGCGCAATGTGCACAGGGCTGGTATGGGTAGACGAAGATCGAATGGCCCTGGAGGGGCTCCTTGGCCGCGAGGATGGCATTCATCTCCGCGTGGAGGGTGTAGAGGAGTCGGGTCGGTCGGTCGGCCAATCGGTCGACCTTGTCCTCGACCCCGCGGGCGAACCCATTGAAGCCGACCGAGGCGATCGATCGGTCTGGCCGGACGATGACCGCGCCGACTTGGCTACTAGGGTCCTTGGACCATGTGGCAACGTGCGAGGCTAAGTTAATAAACCGCTCGGTCCATTTGGCGTTCATAGTTTTGAGGCGGCGGTGGCAGGACTCGACACCCGCTCTTGTTACATATTCGTGTGTTATTTTGTAACGCTCCGCTATCCGGCCGCGTGTCCATCCACGCCGCACCGCCATATTTAATAAGGATCGTTGTCCACCTCGACCGTCTCCGGCGTCGGCCGGGTCAGCCGGTATTTGTTCAGCTTGGCCGCTCCGCACCTTTTCTTGATAATCTCGATGTTCGGGTCTTGGCGGGAGACAAGCTGACTGAGTCGTGTTGAGAGAGTCCGCACCGGCCAATCGCGGATAATCAGGGTGTTGTCGAAGGTGTCGTTAAGCGCCTGGAGGAATTCGACGGCGGTGCCCTCCCAGACATCGGTGGCGCTATCGACACGCCGCCACCATGCGTTGATGAGGTCGCGCAATTCCGCGTGCTTCCCGCCGGCATCAATCTTGTCCCGCACTTCTTGGGCGATGATCCCGCGGACAATGTAGCGGTTGGCCGCGTCGATATATTTGGTGGGCACCTCCCAAGCCTTCAGCCAAGCGAGGAGGGCGGGGAGTTCGACCTCCACGTCCTTGAGTTCCTCGACGATCGGCCCTTCCTCGTAGGTCTTGAGGGCCAAGGCGATGATCTTGTCTTCGTTCGAGATATCGAGGGCGGGGACCGCTTTGATTGAAACCGGATCATCGTTGGCTGCGATGACGACTCTCCCGCGCCATTCGACCATGATCGGTGTCAGGTATTTCTCGTGGTATTTGTGCTTCCCGTGGGCCACGAGCTTCTTCACGTAGCTCGCGTAGCGTTGAAGGGCTAACTCAGACTCGGCGGCACGGGAGTCATCGATGATGGCGAGCGGGGACTGGAAGAGATCGGCGTTGAAGCCATTGCCTTCACCTGAGACGACCGAGGAAAGGTCGGCGTAGCCGCCCATCGCCGGGGCGAGGAGGCGTTCGAGCAGGAAGGTCTTAAAGCAGTGGACAGGCCCAACCAAGATCATGGCTTGCCCCATGCAGAGTTTCCCTTGTTCCGCGGACTCGTAGAACCGTTTGAACCAAAACAGGAAGGTGTCCTTGTAGTCGGAGTGGGCGAAGACGTTGTCGAGGATGGCCGCATAGCGCGGAAAACCGACGCCCCAAGCTCCGGCGGTCTCAGCCGCGGGCATGATCTTCACGTTCTTGGCAGTGTTTAAGTATTTCTTACCACCTTCAAACCAGAGTTCGTTCGGGTTGTAGAGGGACGGGCCGGCACCGTCGACCCGGCGCTCTTTGCAGATCGTCTTCTTTGCGCGGTCCATCGGCGACATCGCCGCCCCCTTGGGGGCTCGGTCGGAGATGTTCCGGCATTTGAGGACGCTTGTGAGCATGGCCACCATCTCATAACGCCAGATCCCATCGTCCCCGCGCAGGAAGAAAGTTTTCCCGTCGTAGTAGATGTCGTCATACTGTCCACTCTTCTCTGCGGAAGTGGACGGTTTGGAGGAGTTATCCGATGATTCGTTGCCGGGATCTGTCGTTATCTGACAGTTCGTTTCATTTGACTCCTCCGAAATGTTCTCTTGAGACCTTTCCGCGGAATCGCCTGCAACCTTTCCGGCGTCCGGATTGAAGTAGATAAGCTGCTGCGGCTTGCCCGTATCACGGCGCATACACCCAGGAACTCGGGTCAGGCGCACCGCGGACATGGCGGCGGGGTCCGCACCGAGCGGGACCACCAAGTCGGCGATCTCGCTGGCGCGAGCCAAGTAGCCCTCGCGGTCTTTCTGGCCAACGCGCACGAGAGCGTGAGCGGACTTCGAGCCCGAGGTAGTGACGGCGACGATTGGAAGATCGAGCTTGGTGAGGACACGGAGCCAGAGTTCCATCTCGACCGAATCGGATTCGATGAGGAGGTATTCGTAAGCGACTAAGTTCTCCTCGGCCCGCTGTGACTTCTTACCAAGCCGCGGAATGGCGAGGAACTTCCCGTTGACCGGATTGACCATGATCCACGCACCCTCGGTGTTCTTGGTGATCGCGTTATCGACCAAGAGGTCGGGCATCGTCTCGTTCCAGACGAGCTTCCCCTGGGACTGCTGGTCGGTGAAAATAATGTTCGCCTGCTTTGGGTAGAGTCGGCGGAGAAACTCGGACGCGGTGATGTCGGCGACCGCGACAGGCGAGGACTGGAGGAAATCTTCCACCGGAAGCGGGCCTTCCGCGGTCAGGGCCTTGAGCTTCTCGGGATCAAACGCCCGTTTGAGAGAGACACGGGCCTTGGGCTCGATCAGCCCCTCGACCTCGGCGCGGACCTTGGAGACCGTGTCGGCGATCTCGCGGGGTTGGGGTGGGCGCTCAAGGTAGTGGGTGATCCACTGGTCGATGAATTGGTCATCGTAAGAGTTAGCAACCAGCGCGTGCGCTGCGCCATACATCCAACTATGGCATCCTTGGCCGGAGGCTGGGCATGGGTTTATTCCGAGTTCTTCAGGTGTGGGGTTCATTAGGGCGTTATTACTTGGTGTATTGTTTAGAGATGATGGCTTCGGCTCCGAGGGGGAGGTCTGAACACCAGGAAGGTGGGGTCGACATGATCTTCTCGACGGCTTGGCGATGGGCTTGCGCGTCGGATTCGTCCACCAGCAAAACTACTTCGTCGTGGACTCTTAGCAAAATTTCATAACCCGCGTCCTCCAGCGCCATGACGCGATCCATAAAAACGTCACGAGCGAACGCTTGCGTGGCATTTTCCGCGAGTAGGCCCCCGTAGAGTTTGACCTCCATCATTTTGCCGAGACGGGGCAGGAGTCCGGTGATCTCGCCGTTGTGGCGCTTGATCTGGCGGTAGACGAGTTCGCGGCCGGAGGGTAGGGGGATGGTCAGTTCGCGGTCATTCGGGTCGGTGGAGATCCGCAGCGCCCGGTCGAGCTTCTTCCACAGCGCGATGATCTTCGGGCTGGCCTCGCGATACGACTGCACAATAGATTGCGCTTCGGTGAAACTAATGTCGAGTCCGGCCAGCATCTTCGCGACCACGACGAACTTCGCGGGTCCGCAGCCATAGCCGAGACCCAGGACACGGGCCTTGGCGAGAAAGCGCATCTTCGGATCCACTTCCTTGAGCGGTCGCGGATCGTTGTAGCCCATCGTCGCACGAGCGTGCGCTTCGTAGATATCGACGCCGCTGGCGATCAGTTTCAGGAGATCGGTGTCCTTGGCGAGGTAGGGCAGGCAGCGTGCTTCGATCTGGGCAAGGTCACAGATGACGAGCGTCTTGCCTTCCGGAGCTTCGATGAGCTTGCGGATATCGACGCCGGCAACTTCACCACGCGGGATGTTTTGGCAATTCCAGCCGCCACCGCCCGAGTCACGCCCGGTCGTTGCTCCGAAGAACTTCAGTTCATAAGGCATACGCCCATCGGGGCGGGTGCGAGCGATCATTGTGGTCACCGTGTTGAGGTGTTTATTCGCTTTGCGGTAATCCCTGACCGCCCGCACCCAAGGAAATTTGTCGGAGAACTCAGCTTCCCATGCCGCGCCTTCGGGATCCTTCTCGGCAAAAGACTTGGGAGCCCGGATACCTTCCTTCTCGCACTGGTCGCGGATCGCTTGCAGCGAGAGCGGGGGATACTCGCCACCGATCCACGGGAGGAGGGCCTCGGCACGGCGCTTCTCGGTGATTAGTTTATCCCGCGCCTCGATGAGCCGATCCATGTTGACTGGCACTCCGCGCATTCCCATCTGGCGCGTCATCGCCGAGATCCGCCATTCGGTGTCCGGCATCTTCTCGGCATATTGCTGCCAGAGCATGAAGGTCGCTTTGGTATCTTGCAGCGCGTAGCGGGCGACTTCTTTCTTGAAGTCGTTGGTCATGTAAGGGCTCTTAGGCATCGGGCTTCTTCAATACAAAGGGTCTTGGTAGCAGGATCGGCCGCTGTCCCGCCTTCCGGCTGGTCGTCTTCCGGCGGTAGCCGATCAGGGCCAGGTCGTCGCCCGACTTCGCGATGATCGGAAGCAGGCGACCTTGTTTGATGAGTTTCTCGATGTTCATTCCGCGGCAAGCTCCTTCAAAATCTTGAGGCACTGGTTGATCTGCATCCCATCGATAACTCGGCAGGATGAGATCCGGTTTGGTTTGAACGAGTTGCCAGAACTCGACTCTTCTTCTATTTCGAGCAACTGGATTAAACATTGTGTCGTCACGCGGAACCTCGCGACCTTGTGTTGGAGAACGTCTTCCCGCTCCGCGCTCATCCCAAGGAGCCGGGCCTGTTCCAAGCACTCGGCTTGAGCGGCATCTCGCTGATCCTCAAACTCGGCCAGCGCGTCGAAGACATTGGTCTTGCCCTGCCTCCACCGTTCGATGGCTTCTCGTGTGTGGGGATGATCCTTCATCGTCTGACAAATGTTTGCCCGCCCAGCCACATCGCGTTGAGATGCTCGTGGGAGTAGTCCGGTTTCCAGAAGAAAGCCGCACGGCAGTGGGTTTTGCGGTCTTCCTCGAACGTGACTTAGCCATCGTTCTCGTGACCGAATTCTTCGGGTGTGCGCCATCCGGAGATGGCTTGGAATACTTTTAAGAGTCCTTGGTCCATTTCATTCCTTTCATGTTGTCTCGGGTCGACTTACTCATCTCGATCCCGAGGAGATGTTTGGCCGCTTCTTTGAGGGAGCGGGGGTAGCTTAAAAAACTGGCGAGGTCAGCCGTATCGAAGACGAACCGCGGAGTTACGAAGTGTGTAATGATGCCTTTCTCGACAAGCGCCTCGTAGAGCGTCAGATCGAAGGCCGCGTTGTGCATGATCCAGTCCCGTCGATGACATTGAACCCAGGGCGCATCTGCGGGTTGACCGACGAAACAAGTCCCGTCGTCGAAATACATGGCGACCATGTAGATGTCGGTTTCGCGGGCATACTTCCAAGCGCCCATCGTGGTGACCGAGATGTCCTTGTCGTAGTAGGACTCGAAGTCGATCGCGACAGAGGGATGCCGGGGGAGGACTGGTCGGCGCTCCGCCCTCCCAGACGGTTGGTTTATTTCAGTGGTCTCCCCCGGCAAAGTCATAGCTCGTAAACCTCCACGGGCATGTGTTCCTGTGCCCAAAGGATTTCGGTTAGTTGATTACCCGCGAAGACGCAGAGGTCATCGACCAGTTCCTCTTGGGCTGCGATCTCGTCGATCAGTTGGCCGAGCGTTGTAAAAGAATCACGCGGTCCGAAGCTGATTCGCCCGATGCAATATTCGTCGTTCATAATACTTTTGTCTTTGTTCCTTGTTGAACCGGCGCTTTTTGCCCGGTGGTGTGGTTCGGTGCCAGTTTCCGCAGAACAGGCAGAGATAAGTGTCTTGCCCACGAAACCGTGCTTCTTCCTCGGTTGGATAAGCGCGTTTGGTCATACAGCCGGAAATGAAGTCTAGTTTCATTACTCATTCCTCCTCCCCCGCTTTGCGGTAGGATTCATGCTTTTCTTCACAATCGCATTCGCCGTAAAAGCCCTCGCAGTATTCGCAATACTGTTCCATTGGGTCGCTGCGTCTGGCCCAGTAATGGGCCTCTTCGGCATCCATCCCTTGCGCCTCGTCGCGGTCTTGATCTGGGTCACTTGGCATCGTCGTCTTCCCTCCCGCGTTTGATGGCCCAGGCAAAGATCGCCCCGTAGGTCGAGAGCCCGCCGAGCAAAAGCCCGAAGCCCATGCCGACCAGAAAGAATCCTTCAGGGCTCATTTCAGCCTCCAGAATCGAAGCCGATCCACGCCTTCACCGTCGGTGACGGCTCGGGTCGCGAACTTCATTTTCCCGCGCCGGCCGATGCTGTGAGCGATCGAGCGCAGCCCGTTGAAGTGTTCGTGAGTCGAGGCCGGATAAACGAACGAATCGCCCACGTTCAGGTTGCCCAGCAAGTAGGAGAGCGGGTGTTGATACCGCGACTGGTCGCCAGGTTTCTTGTCCGCGAGAGGAACGTCCTCGTCGATGACGACGGTGTAGGTTCTCATTTAGCGTCTCCCCCCTTGGCGGCGAGCCACGCTCCAAATCCGAATAGACCGACCCAGGAGACGAATAGTCCGACGATTGGGATCATTTATTTCCTCCGATAAATTCGCGTTGGCGCTCGGTCAGGAGATTCTCCTTCCACTCACGCAACTCCCATTGAGCCAGTTCATCCGACATCGCGTGGCGCTTCTGCATCTCCAGGTAGGCAGTGCCGAACCCGACAACCACGGCTGCGGTGACAGCCATCGCCAGTGCGGAACAGAATCGACGAGCGGTCATTTCCACTCCTGACGGTGGCAGAGAAGACCAATGATCCCGTAGTTGGCGATATCCAACCAAGTGTCAGAAACCTTCTCATGTTCCGGTGACGCGCCATTCCAGACGAGCGTCTTGAGCCGCTCGACCTTGTCGTTCATGCGGACGACGATGCCCTTCTCACCGAAAGATGAGATGTTTGCGCTCCCGTAGTCGCGCTGCTTGGAATCGAGGAGGATAGCCGCCTCACAGAAGGACCGGAAGGCTTTGCGCCCCATCTCGGTCTGGATGCCGAGAGCTTCGGCCGTTTTTTCGATGTAAGTTAGAACTTCAGTATTAGTATCCATAATTTTGAAAGTGGTCTCCGGTGGGAGGAAGAACCCGTGGCCGCATGAGGCCGAAAACCCCCCACCGGAGAAATTTGCTACTTCTGCCAGACCTCCACGCGGTCAGATGAACCACTGAAAGCGACAGTCTTGTTTGCCTTCTTCGCGTCGGCGATCAGCCGGTCGAACATGGCTTCTTCCTTCTGGTTATAGGGACCGGCGAGACGGCTATAGCCGTTGCACTCAAGTCCCTCCGGATCGCGGAAGCGGAGATTTTGGAAGCCCATTACAGGAGTCCTTTGATCTCAGCTTGGAGTTCCGCGGGAACTTCACCGGCCGTCTTCATCGAGGGAATCCACCACGTTCCCTTGTCTCCGGTTTTGAGCTTCGACCCGAGGGTGTAGAAGCCGCCGAAGAGCCCCGTCTTGTTGAGATGCCCGACGCGATAGTCGTTGTAGAGGATCGCTGCGGTCTCGGCGTAGGCGGTCGAAGACGCGGTAAAAATCACCCGTGCGTAGCGTTTTTCACCGAGCACATAGAAGAATGACGTAGCCGCTTCTTCCGACAGTGTCTCGGGCTCTTGGATCAAGAACTCGATGTGGCCGACCTTGGCAAAGATGCCTTCCTTGCGACCATAATCGACGCGACCACCGGCCAGCCGAACTTCCTCGGCCGTCTGGAAGACGCGGGGACGAACGTCCGGATCGTAGGGCAGCGACTCTTGGTATTCGACCTTCAGACGAACGGCGATGACTTTGAGCGGAACGGCCGCGCCCTTGTTCTTCGGATCGATGTCGTTGATCTGGTGTTCTTTGTTGAGAACATAAGTGCCCGGCGTGAACAAGTTCGACAGATCGCCGACTTTGTTGACGAGGTTGAGGCGGGGCAGTCGGATATCTTCCGCGCCGAATTCGCCATAGATTCCCTTACTCGGATCATCGCCCATGACGGCGACCTGTGCTTCGGGGCGCACGGCGACTGCTCTACTGCCGGCTTCCTCGATGATTGTAGCTTCAACAGCTTCCTCAAACGATACTTTTCCCATAATTATTGATGGTGTTATTACTTGGTTTTCTTCAGGTAGTGATAAGTCCCCTCGGACTTGGCCGCATCGGCATCCACCAGTGCGTCACGAAGATGTTCTTTTGCTCGGGCCATCTCGCCGCGCTTGGCGGTCCGGGCGATGGCTTTCTCCAGTTCCCCGATTTTCACCTCGGCGCAGGCGGCGAAGGCTTCGGGGGTAATTTGATCTTTGACTGTCTCCCACGCGGCTTGGGCGTTGGTGATCTTGAAAGGTGACTTGCGCTCGGCGAGTTCGAACCCGGGGATTTCGATCCCTTCCTGCATCCGCATTTCGAGAGCACGAGCGTCGACCTTATCGGCCCACGAGCGCATGATCGGTGCCGCCTTCTTGGCGAACGCAATCACGTGCGGGTCAGAGATGTTGGCCGGATCGTATTGCGCCGGCAGGGTCAATTCGTCGGCTTTGTATTCTGACGCGATCGTCAGAGCCAGCGACGAGAGTTTTGGGCAACTGGCTTGGCGGGCGCACCAAGCGCAGTGTGCCCCAGTAAGGTAGGTCAAGGGGTCATCGCGCCGTGCTGCGGCAATGATGGCCGCAACTTGTGAGGACAAACGATCGTAGTCACTTTCCCGGTGCCACGTCTCGCGGTCGATGACCCCTTGGAAAGGTAGAAGAACATGAACTGTGACCTCATCGACTTCGGGATGAGCATCCCAAAGGCCAACAGTATACGCCCAGAATTGCGGCGAATCCGCGCTGTAGGCTCCGAAAGCAAATTTGTAATCGACGAGTTCGGCTTTCATTTAGTGTCGTGGAGGATGATGTGGTCGATGTGTCCGAACTGATCGAGGACGTTGTAACGCTGCTCCCGAAGCTCCCGAGCGCCGACGAGGGGTTTCCTTAATGCTGCGAGATACTTCAGACACATATCCGCCGCCTCGCGCAGCTTCGGGTCGTCCGGCGGGATCACGTCGAGGTTCTCTTTCTCCACCGCGAGGTGACCGAGTGTCCCCCGATTGGCCGCGCTTTGGTCGCGAGTCTGGTCGTTTCGGAATCCGGGGCATTTGGCTTTCTCCTTCAAAGAGCTTGGCGAATGTTCGCTGTGCTCGGTGTTATGCTCTTGCGGCGTTATTACCTGCATGGAAGATGAGACCGGGGTAACCACCCCATTGTTCAAATTATTTTTTCCTGCATTCAAAATTCCTACATTCTCCCTTTTTTCCTCAGTCAGCTTGAGGGCTCCCTGCTCCACGGTGCCTGGTGCGTAGAGCCTTAAAGCGAGTGCGCGAGACTTGGCCCCGACCCGTCGGATTCGTCCAAGAGCCTGCTCCTCCACGAGGCCGGAGAATTGCGGACAAATAAGTGCAACACGTGGGAACTCTCCGACCACGTCGTGTAAATCGATGGATTGCCCACCCGCCGCGATCTGGACAATGACACAGCGGAGTTCGTTTTCTTGGAACCGGCGTTGGGTTTCCGCTCTGGCTTTCGAGGTTTCTCGCCCGTCGATGACACCCGCGTCTTCGAGGAGCTTCCGTGCTTGGTCGATGGATTCATGGAAATTTAGAAAGAGGACCACCGACCCGCCTGATTCGACGATCTCCTGGGCACGCTCCACCAGATACGCGACTTTGACCGTTTCAAGGGCTTGGCGCTGCCGGAGGTTTTTGACACCGCCCGGATCATCCGGATCAGCCATTTCGTCATAAAGCGCCTTTACGGTAGCGCGGTCTTTATCTGAGAGCCACAGGGGCTCATCCGAGAGCATGAGGTCCGGCAACTGTTCGCGTAGCTCCTCCTCGGACACCCGATATCCGCGGTTCGTGAATACCGAATGGTGGAGCCTTTCCATCTTCTCTTTGTTCTCCGGCCGGCGGGGGTTCCATTCGAGGCCACCCCAGCGCCCTTCTTCGGCCCCCATCTCGCGCACCCACTTCCAGAAGTAGCCGCCCGTGAACAGCCGCAGATTGACTCCGATCGCCTTCATCTTGAGGGGGGACTCCGCGGCCGTCGCCGAGAGCATCAAGACAGCATGATTCCCTGCGGCAGCTTCGAGCATCTTCCCGTTCTGGGAGTTGTAGGCCCCGAACATGTGGGCCTCGTCGAAGATGAGAAGACACCGCTCGGGAAGCTGCCATTCGAACTTTATACCTTTTCGGGACGACGTTTTCCCCCCTGTCTCTGTAGAACGCTTACTGCTACCCCCGTTCGGGATCTTTTTGAGCCAAGGCGTGTTCCCGTTCCGTAACTTTTCGGGATTAAGGACAAATAGGGGGTTCACCCCGAAGCTGGACAGGGTTTCTGTCCATTTGAAAATCACCGATTTGGGACATACAACGCACGTTTTTAGCGCATATCGTGCAGCAAGAGCACTCGCGATGACCGTTTTCCCGCCTCCGCACCCAGTCCCGTCCAGGCTGGCCCCGACCGAGTCGATGATCTTCAGGTGCCGTTCGACGGCTTTCTCTTGATATGGGAAAAGTTTGAACGAGGCGGGCATGGGTATCGTCTTACCTTATGATGAAAATTATTAACTCAATACTTGTAGCGGGTCTCCTTACGGGAACCGCATTAGCTGGCGACGGGTCTTTCTATGTGATCGATCTCTCGAAACCGAACGGGATCACGTATGTGCAGAAGCAGGGCAATCGGTATTACTACTCGTCCGATCAATCAGACGCGGTGATGGAACGAATCCGGTCGAACAGAGAACGGCGGGCTGAACGCCGGGAGGCACAGAATCGGGAGTTGCTGGGGAGTCTGCTGGACTGACCCAATCGGAGTCGCGCACCAAGCGCAGCCAATCAGCGGCGAGCATCGTGACCAACCACGGCTCGCCGTTTTTCTTGTGCGCGACGACTGGCGTTTTCTTTCCCGCATCATTGATCGCCTGCTTCATCGCAGCCAAGACGTTCAAGTTCTGCACGCCTTTCACTTCGAAGTGCAGCGACGGCAACTCAGGACAAACTACGTCGGCATTGCCGGCCGCACCGCAGTATTGCTGACCGCGGAATGATTTGAGGAACCCCGCCTCGCGGAGTTGATCGCGCCAAAGGCGCTCGACACGTTTTCCTTTTTGCCTGGAGTTCATAGAATCGAGGCCCCCAGTCCTTGCGCCCACCGAGTGATGGCGACTTCATGGTAGATGTATTTCTTGTCGCCGACTTGGGTGTAGGGCAGGCCGCGCTTGCGCCAGTAGCCAAGTGAGTGCTTTTGCACTGTCCGACCGAAGATCGCGCTTAATCTCTCAGCCGCTTCATGCGGACCGAGTGTTTCCTTGGGTCGCTCGACCGGAGCTTTGATCTCCAAGCGCAGCTTCCCACTTTCGAGCGGAGTCGCAGTGAAGGACTCGCACTCCAAGATCATCGAAGTCATTATGGTGTTATTACTACAGCCCGAAGAATTTACGCAACGCAGTGCGAATGACCGCGCTCATTGAGCGCCCCGAACTCTCCGACTCAGCTTTAAGCCGGTCTTCGAGTTCGGGGTCGCTGGCGAATGAGCGGATCAGCTTCGGGTTGCGAAGGTTAGCTATCTTCTCGGTCAATGGAGTCTCGTAGTTCGTCACGAGAATCACGATAACTCCTTAACCCGTCCTCGACAAATAGGGAGGCAAGTTTCTCTGGCGTCAGGGAACAGTAGTGAGCCGCTTCGTCGAGTTCGGATTTCAGGTTTTTGGTGAGGTCTAGTATCATTGTTATGGGCTTTTTTTTTTGTGTATGTGCAGTTGTTATGGTTATTACGGCGTAGTGAAAAAGAAGCCGCGGGGAATGAACCCCGCGGCACCGAGTCACCCGTTCCGGTGTTTCCGGAGCAGGGCAGCTATGGTTTTCTGCATTTGTGGATCGAGGCTGTCGGCAGCGCGTTCTTCCTTGGTGTCGGCCTTGTAGACGGCTAACTCCTCGGCTACGCGGGACAGCGTTTTATCTGGGTCTTCTGCGGCTAGGTAGGCGGAGGTCGCTTCGCGGATAAGTGAACTGACATTCGTCTGCTTGGCTGCGGCCAAAAGGCGCAGGGCAGAGGAGGTCATTTTACTCTCTACGTAGCTCACTCGTTCAGTGCCGGCCTTCAGACGGCCGTGTTTTGTTGTGCTCATGGGTTTTGGGTTTTTTCCTTTCTCTATATGTTCGACAACGAACATGTGTGGTTGTTCACCATTTTATTAAAGATGCCAAGCCATTTTCTTCCGCATAAGCCCGCACCACTATCGGTGTGATATTAAACCATTCATCGGCTTCCGCCGTGGTCACGAGGCCGCGGTAGTATCTTTGGAGGGTTTTGACTGAGTGTCCGGACAGATAAGATGTCTCGGCAGCGTTCCGATACTTAGCCAAGTGATACGTAGAGAAAGAGTGACGCAGCGCGTTGTTTTTCCATTCAAGTCCCACCGCTTCGAGGCGAGCTTTGTTTCGGCTGATCGCAGCCACTCTCCGATGGCTGGTAAGTTTTCCTGATTCCGGCAGCACGGCTACGTCCAACCAGGCTTTGACTTGGTCGGTTTTATCAAGGACACGGCGTGAGGGGGTCTTAGCAATCTCGGCGTCGATGACCGCGTGGTCTGTGTCGAAGTTGAGATGTGCTGCTGTCATCCTCTGGAACTCGGCACGACGGGAACCAGCAAACGCCATCGTCGCCAAATAGGGGATCTCGTCTGGCTTCGCGATCATCAGGAGGTGCATCATCTCCCAAGGTTTCCAAAATGGTTTTGTCCCGCGGTCGGTCGGAGGCAGGGCTAGGTCGGTGGTGATCGACTCAGCATCTTTTCCGAGATATCCTTTTTTCTTGGCAAACTTTTCCATCATCTGCCAGAGCCGGACTAGGTTGCGGTAGGTAAACGGAGACCAATCCCCCCGGCTAATGTATTCTTGAAAGTCTTCGTGGGTAACACTGTTGAATTGTTTGTAGCAGACCCACTTCCAGAGGCGGTTGCAGTCGGTCGACAATCCATTGATGTAGTATTTGGAAAGGTTCTTCACTTTCTGGCGCTCTCGCATGTGATCCAAGAACTCTTCCGACACCTCCTCAACGGTTTTGTGACCAGCCCCGATCGGGTTCTTCGCGACATATTGTTCCACGGCTTCGAGTAGGCGACTTTTCCCGCCCGCTTTGCGTAAACACTCGCGAAGGAATAGATTATCCTCCGGATGAATTGTAGTTCTCTCGCCGAGGGCGCTGGCCAAGTCAGTGACGATCCTTTGAGCCTCCTCTATCGCTTTGTCGCGTTTGGCAAAGACGCGCCTCATCGTCTTCCGCCCTACCTTCCATCGGATGAGGAACTGGCGGTAAGCTCCATTGCGGACCTTGGCGATGTGCGCCTTGGCCCCATTGAGCCGGACGACAACGCCCTCGTTTCGGGTGTCAGTAATTTCGATTTTCATGCTTGTTAATTGTGACCAGATTTTGTGTCAAAATGTTCAAAAATATTCATAAGCGCATAATAATATCGAAAATGATAATAGGCGGAACTTCGCCGCTAACAGAGTAAATCGAGTGACTTACAGAAGTTAAATAATCCCCTAAACCCGTAAATTCGAACCCGTGCTACGGTTGTCATAAAGTGTTGGTAATGAGGTGACTGCGAAGTATCAAAAACGATTGTGTCCGCTTGTATAACTCTGTAGCAGAAAAATTTCCAAAATGACCCCGATTTTTGCCTCCGATGCCACGACTCCTCTGGTCGGATACCGACTTAAATACGGGGTCTATTTTGTGCCCGGAACGGCCGATTGGGCGATCGAGCTTTACTGCTTCGTGAACCGTGATCGGCGGTCGCCGGAGATGTTGCCGATCGAAGAGCATTTCAAAAACGCGGCTCAGATTTTCTTCAATAAGAAAACTGAGAACTTTATTTGGCACCCTTGGGCCGATGACATGTTGTATGAGTGCTGTCACAATAAGTTCGTCGGTTTCGCAGGCTGCGGTTCGTCCGGCAAGTCGGAATTCATGGCCATCTGGGCTCTCCTGAATTGGATGGCCGCGCCGTTCCATACGCTTTCGTTGGTCACCTCCACGAGCATTCGGGACGCCAAGAAGCGGGTCTGGGGTGCCATCCAGAGGTATTGGCCGTGCATCAAGCCCGTGGCCCCAGGGAAGCTCGCGGATACTCCGACTCCGGCCATTTACACGATCCGGAACGGGGAGAGGATGGAACAAGCGGGGGTTTACTTGATTCCGGCCGAGGCCAAGAAGACATCCGAGGTGACGGGTAAGATGCGAGGCATGAAGGCTCCGCGGGTCATCGTCGCGGCCGACGAGTTGAGTGAGTTGGGTCATGCCTTCCTCGACACGGCGATGTCGAACCTTTCGAACAACCCGTTTCTCCACATTTGCGCGGCGGCGAACCCTGTCTCCTACTACGACCCCTTCGGGCGATTCGTCGAGCCGGTCAACGGGTGGGGGAGCATTACGGTCAACGATGAGAAGTGGGAGACCAAGCTGGGTGGGGTCTGTCTGCACCTCGATGCCCTCAAGAATCCGAACTACTTGGCCGGCGAGAACAAGTGGCCGATCCAGAAGTGGGAGAAGATCGACGAGGCTCGTGAACGACTCGGTGAGGACAATCCGATCTTCTGGCGCGACTATCGGGGGTTCTGGCCACCGCAGGCGGTCAGCAAAGCCATTTATTCCGAGGCCGAGATCATCCGCTTCCAAGCCGATCAGAAGCCGATCTGGAGGGGCCGCGCCGAACGTATTGTCGGCATCGACCCCTCGTTCGTGAGCGGCGGGGATAGGTGTGTCATTTATTTGGGCTCGTTTGGCCAGAACAAAGATGGGGTCGATCAGGTTTCCTTCGACGAGTTCCACTACCTCGACGAAGAGGCCAGCAACCCCGAGCCGCGAACCTTCCAGATTGCCAAGAAGATCAAAGACATCGTGACTAAGGCGGGCGTTCCTTGGAGGAACATCGGCGTCGACGTGACGGGCGGCGGTGTGCCCTTCTGCGATGCGATGGCCACGGTCTGCGGATCGAATGAGTTCCTCCGGGTCCACTTCGGCGGGGCTCCCTCGGGGCGCTCACTCTCGGCTTACGATGCGACTGCGGCCCAGGATAAGTATGTGAACCGCGTCACCGAGCTTTGGTTCGGCGCGAAGGAGTTTCTCCAGAATGGTCAGTTGCGTGGGATCGGGCCGGACTTGGCTCGGGAGATGACCAGTCGGAACTACGACACCCGGAAGTCGGGATCGATGAAGGTGGTCGTCGAGTCGAAGACCGACATGAAGGCCAGGATCGGCCGATCGCCCGACGTAGCCGATGCGGCGTTCGTCATGCTCGATGTTGTTCGCGAACGGTTCGGGCTGCGTCCTCCGCAAGAGACTGGTGGGAGTCGCCGCGGGATGAGCAGTTGGAAGTCGACGATGACGATCAAGTATGCCCCGCGGCGGTCGGGCTATTTGTTGACGAGCGCATAATGCGTTATCTTAACCCCCTAACACCGTAATCTATGCCCTCTTACTTTCCTGAGAATAATACGCCGCTGCCGACTGATACGGTCGAGAGATCTCTACATAAAGCGGTTTCGCTGATGAGTAGTGCAGTTGGAGGGGCGGAAGCCCCTATACCAAATGACTCAACTGAGATATTGGCCAACAAGTTAGTTAAGTCTCTTAACGCTGCGGCTTCGATGGAAAATTCTGATGCATTTGACGAAGCTCCAGAAGACGGGATTATCTACGGAAGGAAAGATGCGGATTGGGTAGACATTACAGCGCCAGCCAACCTTCAGATTCGTCGCGGAACTAATGCGGAAGTAAATGCAATTACTCCATTGGTCGGTGAGCCAGTTTGGAAAACCGACACAAAGAAACTTGTGGTTGGAGATGGTGTTACTTTGGGCGGTATTGCTACTGGGAAGTTCCCATTAGACGGAACATTGAGGGCGGGGACAAGTGCCACCCCAACGGCGGGATCCATCTTTGTCGTTGATGAGGTAGAAAATCGCGGTGGTTTGGGGTCGTTCAGGCCGCATGTTGCTGGAAATGCGCGTGGTGCTGGAGCGGTTGACTTTCAAATGCAAAGACAGTTCGCCACACAGGTGGCAACTGCTCCGCGCTCTACAATTATTGGTGGGGAAAGAAATACAATTGAATCCGCTGCATTCAGAAGCGTAATCCTCGGTTCTAATGCAACAACGATCAGCAGTAATGGGCCGTCTGCTGCCATTATATGCACCGACAGGATTATTAGTGGCGGTCTAGCATTTAGCGTGAATTCAAATATCAGCGGGCATTTTGGCGTGGGGTTTCACGCGAATGTTGACAGGCAAAATATGCTTGCTCATGGAAATGGAAACTTTGTCACTGGATTTGGTAGTGAAAAAAGAGCGCAAGCTATTCAAGTTATCCTAAAGGGCAGAACAACTAACAATACACCAACACCAATGGCTATTGATAATGTTGGGCCAGTATACTTCACAATACCAAACAATGTTGCGCTGTTTGGTCAAGTTGAAGTATGTGCGATTGAAGAAACAACAGCAACAGAGGCCGTTCATTATTTTAGAAAATTTGGAATTCGTAACCTTGGTGGGACAACAACATTGATGGGATCTGTCACAACAATCGGAACAGATTATGAATCAAATCCTAACTACGATGTTTCGGTCACGGCAGACAATACATCAGACAGTCTGCAAATAACGGTAACGGGCGACACATCCAAGGTATTAAGATGGGTTGTCACAATTCGCGGCACTGAAATACAAATAGATTAAAATGCCAATATCGGCATCACAAAATCATCCGATCAACTGCGGTCTAGCTACAACCAGTAGCTTTTCACGGCAGTTTGCAAAGAAGACGGTAGCCAACAGAGCCATTGATGTTGTTGCATTTGAAGTTAACAGGGGCAACGGAACATTGAATGAATCTTCGACCGAAACTATAGGTGACGCCGTCTATAATAAAAATACTTTTTCACAAATAGTAACAGATTGTTCTATTAACATCACACCCGTCAAACAACAGCTTGAGAGGGTAATCGCCGTAGAAAGTTCCAATACCTCAATACTGGCTAATCCACAGCCCAACAACCCTTTTTATTTGGTATATCAAGCTGACGGAACCGTAAGTATTGTTGTGACCCTAAGTAATAATGAAAAAGCGGCCACCCCATTTCAAACACAAACACGAACACCCGCCCCAGTCTACGTCTTTAACAACCATGTTGTCGGATCTCTTTCAAAACACATATTAAATCAGGCTGAAGCAATTGCCAATAACTCGACATCACCCCCGAATCATTACCCAATATATTCAACATTCAATCCGCAATCTAACGTATATCTAAAGAATTCTGGATTCTACGCCAATTCATTGGATTTTTCGGGGATAACGGTAAATAAAGTTGGTAGCGGTGGGGTAACGAGCGTGACAGCAATTACACCACGCCATGCGATAGGGGCCGCGCACTATCCGCCAGAAATCAATGATGTGATGTATTTTTGCGATTCCAACAATCAAACGGTAGCGAGAACAGTTGTTAATAGGAGCTTTTCAAACAGTTCTGATTCGGTAATAGTAAAATTCAATCAAGATTTACCGTCTACTGTCAAAAAGTATAAATTCTTGCCCGCAAATTGGGGTAATCATCTTCCGATAAACTACCCAGAAATTACAGCACCATCACTCCCAGCAAGTTCAATTCCTTGGTATGCTGGATACGCCGTCCCAATGGTAATCACAAGTCATTACAGGTGGGATGAAAGCTGGCCCCTGCAAAGGGCCAATAGGTATGCTTATATTGTCCCATCATTCGTAAGTTATTTCATAAACAATGCACAAAGATCCAACGCAAATATTGCAGGATTTCCTGCTGGTTTTTTAACAGAGCCGAATGTCAATAAATTTGTAAACTACAACGGGGCGGGTAGCGGTATACAGGGCGGAGACAGTGGATTGCCGTGTTTTTACATAATAAACAACGATTTAACACTTGTTATGAAGCACACTGGAGCGGCAAATGGCGCGATGCTATCTGATTTTTTAGGGGATATAAATACTTCAATCAGCCTGCTTGGGGCTGAGGGGCACAGCATCCAAACTACTGACCTTTCTGGATTTACCAACTTTTCTAATTAGGGAGGGATAATAACCCCACAATGTCGTATCGCGTCACAGTTGAGGAGTTGCGGAAAAATGCGCCACCGCTGCGGATGATTTCGCTGACCGCGCCGGATTGGCTTCAGGCCGTCGATGCGGTGACTGAGGTGTTGTCCAAGGAAGACACCATGTTCCAAGAGGACGAGACCGAAACACGCGAAGAAGCTAACGACGATTGGTCGTGAACTATTTCCACTCCGGAGACTTGGGGGATGTCCTCTACGCGCTGCCCTCGATGAGGGAACTCGGGCGTGGGGATCTCTATCTGAACTCCCGTCCTTGGACGGCGAAGATGACCGAACAGCGGGCGGCGGTGTTGCGTCCTTTACTCGAAGCTCAAGAGTATGTCGGCAAGGTGATTCACGGGGATGCGCCGAAGAACGAGCACTGCGTCAATTTCTCTACCTTCCGTAATGGCGGGCTGATCTACGGGGTCAGCTTGATGGAACTGCAAAGTGATTGGGTCAATGCGAACGCGGTGCCTGATCCTTGGCTGAAAGTTTCCCCCTCGGCGCGGGCACGGGGGCGGGTCGTCTGTCACCGCAGCCCGCGCTACCACAATCCTTACTTCCGGTGGGATCTGATCGGTGAAGCCCTCGGCACGAAGATGCTCTTTGTCGGGTTGCCGCACGAGGTCGAGGAACTGCGACGGGTGACCAAGGTCCATGCCGAGTATGCCATCACCAGCGACTACCTTGAACTGGCCAAGCTGATTGCGGGGGCGGATCTCTTTATCGGCAACCAGTCGAGCCCGATGGGCTTGGCTATTGGACTTGGAGTGCCCTTCATCCAAGAGACATGCCTTTGGACGCCGGACTGTCTCTACCCGCGCAAGGACGGCACCTATTGTTATGACGGTGGGATATCCCACTTCGAGATCCCGCCCTTCAATCCGCCGCCGGATGTCGACCGTAACGCGCTCCCGCCGGGCGGTTGGCAAGTGATTTCCCGTCGATCCGGAGAGCGTGTCACCTTCAAGAGCCACCGCCTCGCGACCCGTCACCTCTACAAGACCGACCGCTTTTTCACCGAGACAGATGCCGCCGTCGAGGTCGACCGGCAGAATGCCCTCCGCATTCCGCATCTGGTCCGGCGCAACTCGACCTTTGAAATCTTCGGCAAGGTGGCACCTTTAGTCCACGCCGTTGCTGCATGACTGACTGTGAAAAAGGCACCTCGGCCGAGGTAAGGTTTATTTTTGAAGCCGATGGGCGTGGCTGGAAAGTCTACGTGCCGCTCGGTCATGCCCATGCCGCCGACCTCGTCATTCTCCGTCCCCCGAAACGACCCATCAGTGTTCAGGTAAAAACCGCGACCTTTAATCCGCACCGCAATAACTACGGAGTGATGACGAGCCGCGGCAAGAAAACCAAGAAGGCTTATGCTCGTGGCGACTTCCAGATTCTCGCCGCTTGGCTCCCCGACTTGAAGCAGTTCGTCCTTTGGCGATTTGACGAGATTAAGAAGAGGAAGAAGATTTGTTATTCGCCGCGGCTCCACCGTCAGCCGGATAATTGGGAAATCCTCGACACCGTGCTAAAGTAATAACTCCGTAAACCATGCTCCTCGTCCTGCCCGTTTCCCAAGTCGACCTCAAGCTCGCCACCAAGCTGGCCGGGCACATGGCCCTTTTGGGTAACCTCGGCCGGCACAAGCTGCTGGTGGTCGGAGCCTACAATACGAAGGACGAAGCCGCCGCGCTCAAAGAGCAGTTGGCCCCGCTTTTCGCTTCGGCCGACCTCTTTATTCCAGATTCCGAGTGCGAACTCGGCTGGCCCCAGAGTGCCAACCATCTGTGGGCTCGCACCGTGCGCCACCTCCAGCACAGCGGGAACAAGGACACTTGGTATTGGTTCGAGGCCGATAACACCCCGATCCGCGAGGATTGGCTCGATGCGATCGAGACCGAATACAACCAAGCCCAAAAACCTTTCCTCGGAGCCATCCAAGTGACCCGGATGCTGGATCGCAAGACGGGCGAATTCGTCAAAGTCGACGGCGAGCATGTCATCGGCACCTGTGTTTATCCGGGCGATTTCCATAACCGCTCGATCTTGTGGAGCTATGTCCGCACCGACGACGGCCCGAATGTCGAGCCCTTCGACGTTTACCTCCGCCACGAGATGCGCCCGCACACCGCGGTATCACAGTTGATACACAACAACTGGCGCACGAAGAACTACGAGATCGATGAAGACGGGCGCATCTACTGCGATCCGATCGACGACAAATCGGTCTACGGCCCTGTGCCGACCAACGCCGCCGTCGTCCACGGTTGTAAAGACGGCTCACTTATCGAAGCCCTGCAAAAATGACAAATTCCGAACTAGCACCCCTCGAACTTCTCGGCCTTGAAGAGAACGGCCGCGCCCCCAAGATGCGCGTGGACAACGTCAACAGCGCCCGCTCCATCTACAAAGCGATCAAGGACAGCGACCAAGGTTCCAGCAAAAACCGCGCCCTGGTTGACGCCATGTTCAATGGTGCCGCCCCTTTCAACCAGCAAGACTTGATCGAGATGGGCCAAGGCGAGCGCACGAACCTCGATTTCGGCGAAGCTGCCGCCCTGAAAGAGCAAGCTCTTGCCGGATACTATGACCTCACCTCATCCGTCGATGTCTTGGCTCGTATCTCGATCGATTACGGTTCCCCCGAGCAGAAGGTCGAGTGGGAGCGCATCCTCGCCGAAGAATTCACGCGGACCCTCAAAGAGTGGCAGGAATTCGAGTTCAACCACCAGATGCTCGCCGACCAGTTCGTCTCGCATGGCGTCGGGGTTTGTTATTTTGAGGACGAGGTCGATTGGCGTTGGCGCGTGGCCGGGCTCTCCGAGTTCCGGTTACCACGCGGAACACGCGCTTCCGAGTGGGAGATCGAGGTCGCCACGGTTGATCGCGAATACCAAGCCCACCAGCTTTACAAATTCATCGAAGACCCCGCCGTGGCCAAAGACCTCGGATGGAACGTCAAGATGGTGAAACAGGCGTTGATCCGCGCTTGCCGCGACAGTTCGTTCCAAGAGGCCGGCGAGTGGGAGAAGCTGGAGGTCGAACTTAAAAATAACGACCTCCTCTACGGCAACAGCCGTGGCAAGAAAGTCCACGTTGTCCACATGTGGGTGCGCGAGTTCGACGGCAAGGTCAGTCACCTCATGTTCCTCAAGGATCCGATCGGCTCGGATGAGAACGCCAAGGAGGAGGACTTCCTCTTCAAGCGCCCGAATCGTTTCGCCGCCCCGACGAATTGCTTCGTTACTTTTTGCTATGGCGTCGGCAACGGCACCTACCACGGCATCAGAGGTTTGGGCTATAAAGTTTATCCACACATTCAGCTTTTGAATCGTCTGCGCTGCGGCATGGTCGATGGTGCGTTGCTCTCCTCGGCCCTGATCGTCCAGCCCGGCGACAATGGTTCCCGTGCCCTCGAAGACCTCACGCTTTCCTACTACGGCCCCTACGCGCTGTTTCCTCCAGGGCTGAAAATCGTCGAGAAGGCGATCCCGAACTACAACCAGAACCTCATGCCGGTCTTGAACGACCTCACCATGAATATGCAGAACCGGACGATCGGCTACCAGTCGCGTGCCGTCACGCCGGATGGCCAATCCCGCACCGCGTATGAGGTCAGGGCGCAACTCCAGCAAGAAGCCGTGCTCGGTGCTGCGGCGATCAATCTGTTCTACCACCCGTGGAAACGTCTTCTTCGTGAGGCATACCGCCGTTTAGTGTCGCGTGATTATGCCGCTAATGAACCCGGCGGTCGTGAAGCCGTCGACTTCAAGAAGCGTTGTATTGCCCGCGGAGTGCCGACCGAAGCGATCCATCGTTTCTCTACGGTCGAGCCCGTTCGCGCCATTGGTTACGGAAGCCCTGGGATGCGCTCGGCCGCGATCGATGAGACGATGTCCATCTTCGGTTCCTTGGACGAGATGGGCCGGATCAATCTTCTGCGCGACCGCATCGCCGCCCGCTTTGGGCAGGAAGTGGTCGACCGCTACTTGCCGTCACCTTCAGTAACTCTTCGCACTCCTATTGATGACAAGATCGCGATGCTCGAAAACTCCGATCTCTCAATGGGCACGATGTTGCCCGTCAACTCTGGGGAAAATCACTTCATCCACGCCTCCCGCCATCTGACCTCCCTTGATGGTTTGGATGCCGCAGTCTCGCAAGGCCAAGCGGAGCCCGCGGCGGCAATGAAAGCCTACGCCACGATGATTCCTCACCTCGGCCAGCACTTGCAGTTACTCGCAGCCGACGTGGCTCGCCAAGACCAAATCGCACTCATGCGTCAACGCTTTCAGCAGCTAAGTGCCTCGGCCAAGCGGCTTTCCGATGAGCTTGCCGCTGCCGCCGAACAGCAGGCGAAAGCCGAGCAAGCCGAACAAGCTCGAATGATCGAAGCCGAGCGTGCCCGCATCGCCCAGATGGAGCAGCAGTTGGCCGAAGCTCAAATGCTCTCACCCAAAGCCCAAGCGGATCTTATCGAGCGCCGGGCTAAACTAGAGATGCAAATCGAGAAGCACCAAGTCGATATGCAGACCAAGCAAGCCAAGGTCATGCAGGAGCTTGCCCTCAAAGACGCCAAAACCGCTGCCGAGATTTCACCGGCTGCACAACCGACGATGCCGTGAATATCGACGTTACCGGATTACTGACCAACGCGCTTTCGACGGGGCTCTCCTCCGGCGTTCTCAAGACCAATGTGCCTTGGATCGACCGCATGATGAAGGGCGCTTCGATTGGAATGTCCGAGGGTTCGGCCGGCGGTAGCCTCGGCGGTCCGGTTGGTGCGGGTTGGGGTGCGTTGGGTGGCGCGGTATTTGGCGGGTTGGACGGCGCGGTGGACGGGCCGATCTTTCGGGCCAAGACCGGAGGATCTTCCGGTTTCGGGGGTTGGTTTGACGACATGATGCTCGGTGCAACCCAAGGCACCGCCCAAGGAAGTTCAATGGGTGGGTGGGGAGCAATCGGCGGCGGTGTCCTCGGAGGGTTCCAAGGTCTTTCCGGCAACAACAACATTCAGAGCCAGGGTTTTCTATGAGGGACTATAAAAAAGAATACGAGAGCTACCATGCCTCGCCAATCCAGAAGAAACGCCGCGCTCAACGCAATGCGGCCCGCCGCAAGATGACTAAAGCGGGTTACGTGAGCAAAGGCGACGGCAAGGACGTGCATCATAAAAACGGAATGAGCAACCACTCCAGCAATCTGGCCGTGTTGCCGAGGTCCGTGAACCGGAGTATTAAGTAATAACATGCCCGCTTATTATCCAGAAGGAAACACCCCGCTGCGCGAGGACTATACCGAGCGGTCGTTGCAGAAGATCAACGACATCATGCACTCGAATACTCCGACCTGGGACGACATCGCGCTGACCTATGCCGGAAGCAACCTGACGAAGGTCGAGTATAAGCTCAACGGCTCGGTCGTCGAGACCCGCAACTTTTCCTACAGCGGCACCAATCTCACCCGCGTTCTAAAGAGTTAAGATGGCTTGGAGCTTTAATCCCTTTACCGGCAACCTGGATCTTAGTGGATCCAGTGGGGGTGAGAGCTATATCGACGGCGACGTTGAATATCACAGCAACCTTCCGGTGACGGTTGGCTCGCCCGCGGTGAACAGCGCGTTCCTTGTGAGAAAGGGCGAGGGGCTATATTTCATCTCGCGCAAGCCTGCTGGAATCTGGGTGCGGGAGTTGGACAACGGCAATCTGGACGACTGGAAATATGCTGGGACGTTCAGTGATTTGTATCGGGATGCAAATTTTCGCATCCTCAACAATGCGGATGTCAGCAAGGAACTGGCGTTTTCGCTCTCCAGCATCACCACCGGCACGACCCGCACGCTGACCATCGCCAACCGCTCCGGCACCAACGTCGTCAGCGACACCTCCGCCGGCAGCGGCAGCGACGTGGTCAACAACATCGTTTCGCTCACCCAAGCCGAATACAACGCCATCGGAAGTCCCGACGCGGCCACGTTGTATCTCATCACCGATCCCTGACCTATGGCCCTTCTGCAAAAAGCCTATCTCGGTGCCACGCCGCTCTTCCGCAACGTCGATTGGTTTGAGGCGTCCTACACTCCGGTCAACTCCAGCGCCGAAGTATCGCTCACCGCCAACACTTCCGCGCACACCAAGGGTTCGTATTCCGAACTTATCGCCTCCACTTCCGCCAATGCGGGTCTGTTGGTGCTTATGGTGCAAGACATCAGCACCGCAGCCACCAACACGGCCACACTCATCGACATCGCCACAGGAGCCAGCGGTTCCGAGACGGTTATTATTTCAAACCTCGCCGTAGGTGGCGCTCTTGCCACCACCGGCCCAACAGGCGTTGCCGTTGCCGTTCCGCTAAAAATCGCCAGCGGCACGCGCATCTCGGCTCGCATTCAGTCTGTTGTCACGGGCGGCAAAACAGCAACCGCACAAGTCTTCCTCTTTGATGTGGGCGGCGATTACGCCACGGCACCCACCAGCGTTGATGTCATCACCGGAGACACCGCAACGAGCCAAGGCATCAGCTTTAGCGGCTCCAGCGGCACATGGGTTCAAGCCATTGCCTCCACTTCCCGAGCCTACCGCGCCGTGGCCATCATGCCGTCCACGCACAACAGCAACATTGCAACCATTGCGCCACAACTGGAGATCGGTGTTGGCGGGGCGGGCAGCGAACAAGTGTTTGGATCAACCGTTGCCTCTTATGGCAACAACGAAAACGTGCAGTCCTCGCCTCCGTATCTGTCGCTTTTCGGACGCAACATCCCCGCAGGCTCCCGCCTCGCCGTGAAGCACAACATCGCCGCCAACCCCGACCGCTACGGCTTCTGCCTCATCGGCATCCCCTAAAATGCAAAACTGGCACCTCCTTTATAACACCACAACCGGCGAATCCGTAAGCATCGGCACCGTGATAGCTGACCCGCTTCCGGAAGGCATCACCGCGCTCCCGCTCACCGACGCCGAAGGTGAAGGACTGCAAAACGGCACCCTCATCTGGGACGCCGCCACGCGCAGCTTGATCGCAACACCGCCGCCCAGAGTCACCGCCGAAGAACACCTCAAATCCGTCGGCCTCGGCGGCGAACGCCAGCCCACGTTGCTTTATCTCCGCCAGTCCCTCGCCGCCGCCGGCCAGCAAA